CAGCTCGTCGGCCCGGGCGGCAGCGTCAACCTGCACCTTCTGCGCTTTGATCTGCAGGTCCTGGGCACGAAGCTGCAACTCTTGCTGCTGCATCTGAAGCACTGGGTCCTGAGCCTGCTGCTGCGCTTGCTGTTGGGCCGCCTGTTGCTGGCTCTGCTGAAGCACCTGCTGGGCCGCTTGGGCCATCATGGCCGAGAGCTGCAGCTCGATCTCTGGCGGCAGTTTCTCGTCCTCGGGCGGCAGCGGCATGCCGAGCTGCTGCTCAATCTTCTGCCTGTACGCGAACCCAACGTGCTCAGCGATGTGGGCCATCATGGCAGCCTGAATCTGCGGCGCTCTGGGGTTTTGTCCTACAAGCTGCATGACGATGGGGTCCTGCATGGCAGACATGTGCACCTGAATGTGGGCCTGATGGTCCTGATACTGGAACGCCTTGAGCGGCTCACCCTTGAGCGCAGCCATGTTCTCCGAGACGGGGTCCTTGGGCCTCTGGTCGTCAGGCAGCGGCACGAGCTCGGCTGCGTTCTTGATGCCCAGCACCTCCAGCATGCCCCTGTGCAGCTTGGGCAGGTCGTAAATGTCCGGTGCCATCTGCGCCATCTGGATGACGGCCTGGTACTGGACGACCCGCTGGCTCATGGTGGCCGCGTTGGGGTCGCTGACGGGGATGATCTCAACGTGGCTGTAGTCCGACTTCTTGGCTTTACGTGGTGCATCGACCGGGTCGTAGTCGTAGTCGTCGTCCGTGTAGTCGCGGATGAGCCCGGCCAGCAGTTTGAGCTCCTGCTTGAACGAAAAGTGCAGCCGCGCAGAGACAGCCGTCATCACTTTAAGCTGGCGCTCCAGCAGAGCCAGCGTTGTGCCCACCGGAGCCTGCGCCGACATGTCGGAGACCTTCATGTCCGCCGTTGCAGCGAACCTGCGGCCCTCCTCGACAATCTTGTCCATGAGCGCGGCCAGCACGGCGCTCGGCTCTTTGTACGGCAGGGGCAGGATGTTGTCCCGCAGAGCCCCCGAGGAGATGTCTACGTCCCTAAACTCGCCTGGAGCGATGGGTGTATCGTCCCCTTTGATCCGCAGACCCCTGGTTTTAAGGCCCCCGGGCAGGTTCGACAGCGTGCCAGCGTCCACCAACTGGCGCATGATGCTCGTTGCGCTCTTGGCGTAGCCCCCGATCAGGTGAAACAGCCCAAACCCGTACGCCCCGAAGCCCGGAATGTACTGGTAGTGCACAAAATGCTGCCTTTTCAGGTGCAGCGTGTCGTCCGGCAACCAATTTCTGCGGATGGCAAGCACATCGTTGCTGCCTTTTAGTATCGTCATCACGTACGGCAACGTGATCCCCAGCGGCTGGCCGTCCTCATCGCACTCTGTGTGCTCGTCGCCCCTGATCACAAGGTCCACATGGCTCTCGTACAGGGTGTATCGGTCGTCGTTGAGGTCCGAAAAGCCAGTTTCTTTGTCCTTGGCCTGCTGGATGTCGGTCTTGCTCTTGTCCGGCTCGGGCAGCTCGATGTCTCTATAGAAGCCCGCCTGCTGCAGCTTGATGATCTCGGATTTTGTTTTTCTGAGTGTGTGAGTTACGCGGTAACAAGTGTCCAGATCAGTCGTCCCGTAGGGCAGGATGATGTCTTCTGCCGGTATGAACATGCTGACCTGACGCCCCAGGTTGGGGTCGTAGTAGACCTTCTTGAACGCCGAGCCTGTGGCGGGCAGGCTCCAGAGCATGCGCTCGTGCTCGGGGCGAAACTCCTTCATCACCTCCGTGAGCTCGTAGTTCATGTCGTCCTGAACACGGTCAGCGGCCTCGTTTTTCTCAGGCGTCTGCTTGCCCAAAATCTTGGTCTTGACCGGGCCCTGGGCCGGGAACGTCTCTGTTATGCTTTCACTTTGAAATCTAACTACGGCTTCCGTAATCATCGGATGGAACACGCCACACGCGCCATCCCACGGCTCTGTCCTTTCTTCATACTGAAGTCCAAGGAGTTTTAGACCCTGCACGTAGGACTTCTCCCACTCTGTGCGTGAGCCAAGGTCGTTTGTGATGTCCTCGGACAGGTCGCTGGCCAGCGTGGCCAACTCCCCCTCGCTTAAGTCCTCGGCAATGTTGGCTGCAAAACTGTCTTCGTCCTCACCCGGGATGATGGACAGGTCAAGGCCGCCTGCGTGGATGTTGACTTGCTCGGGGTCAATGATCTCAATCTCGATGGGCTCCTCGTCCTGAGCAAGCTCCTCGATACTCGCTGGTGCTTGGTAAAGCGCCTTGTCAATGTTGGTGGCCATAGTGTGTCCTTAGTAATAGGCGCGGGCCCGGCGTTTGAAGAACCGGGGCTCATCTGGTTCGTCGCTGTCCAGCGCAATGAAACCGCCTTGCCTGAATCGTAGCAGGGCCTGTGATGTGGTGTCCACGTAGTCGTCGTTGTCTCCGTTGGGGAACGACGCCACCTCCTCGATGACCTCCCGCGCCCAGCGGGTGTCCGGAGCCCACACCATCCCAGAGGCAAACAGGTCCGCGATGGCGTTGACCCGACTGATCTTGTCGTTGCCCCGGCTCGGGTTGGTCTCCTGCGCCGGTATGCCCATCTTGCGCAGCTCCTGTATCAGGGGTGCGCCAGCGGCTTTTTTCTCGATGATGAACGCGTCGGGCTGCCAATCTTTGTAGTGCTTGAGCGCCACGGTCTTGAGCTCGGGGAACGCCATCCTGTCCTTGAATGCGTCGAGCAAGATGATCTGCGCCTTGTCGTCTTCTTCCTCGTTGTAGAACACGCCCCAGGTAGTACAGGCACTGTAGTCGGCGCTGGTTTTCGCTTCAAACGCCGTGTCCCAGGACTGGATGACGTAGTCGCAGCGCGGTGGCTCGTCGGGCTCCCATATGCGCCAGAGCTTGCGGCTGATGATTGCCGCCGTGTTGGACACCGGGTTCTGCATGTACTGGGCGTTCCAATACTGCGGGTCCAGCGCGGCTTTCTTCTGCTTGAGCGTCTCCAGCGGCCACTGCTCGGGCCAGAGCGATTTCTCGTTGTCCGTGTCCTCGTTGAGGATGGCAGGCAGCTCCACCACCTCCCAGGGCTCAGACTCTGGGTTCTTGGTCTGGTAGTCGAGTAAGCGTCCGGTCAGGTCCAGCTTGCCCCACCGGGTCATGATGATCAATATCGCGCCGCCCGGCATCAGACGCTGCAGCGGGCCCGTCTGGAACCACGACCACGCGGTATCGAAGGCGAGTCTGGAGTTGGCCTTTACGTCTTGCTCACTATGAGGATCGTCAATGACAAAGAGATCAGCACCACGGCCAGCCAGAGCGCCACCGACACCAGCAGCGTAATACTGCCCGCCTGCGCCTGTGGACCACTTGCCCGCAGCTTTTTGGTCGTCCGCCACAACTGTGTCAGGAAATAACTCATGGTATTCCTCGCCTTCGATCAAATTCCTGACCCGGCGTCCAAAGTCCTCAGACAGGCCCGCCGTGTGCGTGCCCATAATGATTTTCTTTTCTGGGAAGTTGCCCAGGAAAAATGCCGGGAACAAATATGAGCTGAACTCAGACTTGCCCATACGTGGCGCAATATTGATGATGACCCGGCGCTTTTTGCCCTCGATCACATCTTTAAAAAGCTTGGCCAGCTTCCTGTGATGGGGCCCGACCTTAAAGCCCGGGTAGACGGACTTGGCAAACTCGATCATGTCGCTGCGTGCCAAGTTGCGCTTTTGGTGCTCGGCGGCTTTCTCCAACAACTCCAGTGCCTCAAGCTTCTCCTGTGTGGAGAGCTTGCTCATATTCATGAGCAGCGCCTTGGCCTGTTCAGGCGTCAGCGGTGGGTTGGTCGTCATTAGGGTTTTCCCCAACAGGAGTCACATCTTCAATATCAGAGGGCGTGGCGTCTGTGATGTTCATGAACACCGCCAGCTTCTCCTTGAGCTTCTTGTCAATTTCTTCTTCCGTGAGGTCTGTCTTCTTGACCTCAATCTTGTCGGTGAACAAACCAACTTCCGTCACTTTGCCCAGCAACCCCAGCGCCTTGAGCCGTATATTTGAGTTGGGGTTCTCACACTCTTCCAACAGCTTGGCCACGGCGTACCCGCGCAACTGCTTGGCTTGGTGCACAAACTCCCAGTCGTATGCGGTCAACATGCCCACCAAATGGCGCACGGCTGCGGGGGTTTCGATCTGGGCGAGTTTGTGGTGCGCACCGTCTTCCTGTGTGACAACGGCGTTGAATGCGACCCGAGCGGCTTTTTGCTCAAGCTCCGATATGGCGGTGTCCGTGTCGGGGGAGCCCAAGGATGCGAGAAAGTCTGCGGTCGATACCTGGGCGTCGATTATTTGCGCTGTGGTGTGTTTTTCAACGGCGCGGCCCGCATCGTCGTTTGGGACGATGTCTGGCTCAAAATCCAACAGGTGATCAAGCATATGCGGGTTTGAGGCGTGAGCCCTTGCTTACCGATGGCGCATACTATACACTGGCGTTGAGTAAATAGGCAAGCAGTTGCCCGTTTGCTTTCTCCTGTGGGGGTTCCAAACCCACTTTGCCCCACTGGCTTACGGCCGGTGGGGCTTTTTCTTGCCTGTACATGTCTAACATTAGACAAAGACGGTGTTAAATTTTTATAAAAATTGTGGGGGGTAGGTGTTAAGTATTACAGAAATGTGGAGTGTGGTTGCAAAACAGTGTTCCCGTCACGTCGCTATCGTCGCAGCCAACAGCGGGGGTGGGGGTATGGTGGGGGTCGCACACGCCCACGCCTGAGCCAGCGAGAGGGCCAGATTGTCCCCATCCATAAACTAGAAGCATCGGATAGGGAATCAGCCCTGCCGATATTTCAACCTACAGGAGAAACTTCCATGTTGACTATTCAACAGTATGCAGCCCGTGTCGCAGCCACAACCCGCAAGCTGCGCGATGGGGCAGACCCCTTCCATGCCGCCTACGTCAAGGCCACGCCTGAGCAGCAGGCAGACCTACGCAAACGCTGGATGCTCGGGCATCTTGAGGGCCAGGGCTTTGACGCGGCAGAGAGAATTCTCTCTCGGGGCAAGGGGCAGGGCGCTAAGCCCGAGCACATCAAGGCCATTGACCGGGCCAGCAGCGACTTTCGGTACATGGTCGTCAGGCCAGACGCCAAGCCTGCGGCTCCCACGCACAGCGCACGCATCAGCCGCGAGCACAGGGCTGCTGCCAAGGAGTTCTTGGCTCAGTTCGAATCGCTGGCCGCTGCCATCGCTGCTCTGAAAGCTGTGGCTTAACTCAGAGAGATTTCTCTCTCGATCACAGCGGGTCAGGCTGGCCCGCTGTTTCTTCCCTTGTCTAACCCAGGAGTTCCCATCATGCAATTCACCATCATCCTGCGCCACGAGGGCGTTGACCGCACCTATCACTGCCAGAACCGCTTCGACGCGGACGTCCTGTTCGACGCCCTGCAATCCCTCGGCTCTCTCGTTGAGTTCTGGCAGGGTATGCAACTGCTGTCCTTGTACGACCCCCGCTAAGAAACCCTAGGAGAAACCAATGTCTGAACACCAAGCCTACGTCAAACGCGAGATGCACCTCGCCATCTACGGGATGCTTCTCGTCTTGTCGGGCCTGCAGCCCGTCGAGCACCTGCCCTGGTACGAGCAACTGATGGTCGAAGCTGGCGCTGACGAGATCGACCCGCAGTAATCAGGACTCTCTGTGTGTGCAGCGCGCTGCACACACGGGGCGATCTTGCCCATGTCACACAGGAGAACTTCCATGACAACCAAGCACACCGGCATCGTTCAGATCGGCCAGAGAGAATTCTCTCTGATCGAGGAGCTACCACTGGGCGAGCACCGCCCAGACTTCTGCATCTGGCGCGTCATCGAGCGCCGCACGGGCAACGAGACAGTCCTCGCCTCGGTCAACGCCCTTGAGCGTTGGTTCATTGAGCAGAACGCCTACGCAGCAATGCGTGCAACCCATGTCCGTTAAGAACTACCATCTAGCGCAGCTTCGCAAGCTGCGCGATGAGCTGTATGCCAAGCTGCCCCCACAAGAGCAGCGGCGTATCGACGAGGCCCGCCGTGCCCGCCTTGAGTGGCAAGCATGGCGCAGCAAACAGCAGTGCCTGCCGCTGTCTCACCAATGAGACACAATTTTTTGGTGTCAAAGACTAAAAAGTTTCGCCAGCATCAGAGACGGGCGCTAACCCGCATGAATGCTGGCGTTTCCAAATTTCCGTCCATCTATCTATCTATTTAAAATACATTAAGAAAGGTAAAAGATATCTCATACCCACACCCATCCTTTCTTTCTGTTTTTCTTCCCTGTTGTATGTCCCGCAAAACGATAGATAGACGGACAAATCCACCCGTTTCACCCCGCCAACCCGCATGGATGCTAGCTTTCCAACTGTCCACCAACTACGGCGAAACTTTTTAATCATGGTACACTTTTGGACGTCTCAACACTAAAGGACTTTAATCATGGACAGATTAATCAGCCGCCTCCGAAACATGAGCTACTGGGATGCGCACAACCACCTCATGACGCTCGACCTGCCCCTTGAGTTGCGCGCCTCGCTTGCAGTGAGAGCCAGCGACCTGCGGATGCACGACGCCAAGGAGGGGAAGAGCGCAAAGCTCATGCACATCCACCGCGCCGAGATGTGGCATCGACTGCTCGCCCCGCTCAAGTACGAGCTGAGCAACGCCAAGGTTGGGCTAAGACTAAAGCCCTTTGACGTTGCCCCCGAAAGGCACACCGCCTTCAGTGAGTACGTTTTGCTGTTGGAGAAGCTGCTTGCAGGGCTGCAATCACTGCGTGCACTGCCGGACAACGGCGAGCGCAGACCTGTGGACATAGCGCAGGAGCGTGGGCTGCCCAACAAGGGCGTGCATTGGACGGACTGGGTGTCAGACAAGACGCGCAGGCGCATCGATGGGTTGTTCCATGCCATACCCTTTGTGTTCAAGGGCAAGCGGTTCGAGCCTTTCAGGCGCAGGGTTCCCCCCGATATGTTCAAGCATGATGTGGCCGTGCTGCAGGGGCGCACGTTCAAGGAGTTGGATATCCTGCGCCAGGAGATAAAGCTTCTGCGCAAGATCGACTGCATGACGCACGACCAGCGGGCGCAGCTCGACAAGATGGAGCTGCAGGAAGACAACATCATGGCCGCCATTGGGTTTCTTCTGCAAACGCGCAACCACGAACCCGTACCGCCGACATGGCATGGGGTTGCTGTCGATGCAAACACGCAGCCCATTGATGAGGAGTCCGAAGCCGCGCTGCGCCAGCAGCTACAGAAGGCACGCACACCCGCCAAGAAAACCAACCGCCCCAAGCGGTACAACAAATGACCCAGAGAGATTTCTCTCTCAACAAACATGGCCAAGCCGCACAGCCATACCCAATGTGCGGCACTTGTAAAAAGGAGAACGCAAATGAACCAGAACGATTTGAGCAGCATGCTCATGGACTTGTACGACCTGCGCAGGACGCTGCCCAAGAACGTCAAGGCTATGCCCAAGGACAACGAGGGCAGCGACTTCACCATAGGCGAGCTGCTCGACGACATGATCGAGAAGCTTGAACAAGCAGGCGCATGAAAGGAGAAAGTAAATGAAAGAACTGACGCAGATGCGCAACGCATACAGGGTGTGGTGTCAAGCCACGTTCCCTGACTTCACCCCGAGAGACTTCCCCTACAAGGGAAGGATGTGGCAGGTATGGCACGCGGCATGGACAGCCGCTAAACAAGGAGAAAGTAAATGACACCAGAAGACTACGAGACGCTATCGCAGGCGCTCACTACCGCATGGATCAGGGCAAACAAAGCCAGGGATATCGTGCGTACCGAAGGCGTTGCCGCGCACGAGGCGGGCAATACCACAGCGCAGCACAAGCTTGAGGCTGTGCACCATCAGATCGACGAGGCCGCAGCAAGGCTGGCAGGCGCAGTGGGTCTGCTCAACAACTATTGGAGAGGATGAACATGAAGTACTACGTAGAGTTCAAACGAGTCGCCTTCCTTGAGATCGAGGTCGAGGCAGAAGACGCCAACGCAGCAGAGGACTTGGCATGGGATGAGCTGGACAAAGACCCAGCCAACATCGACAAGGAGTGGTACGTTAACCAGATACACAAGGAGCAGTGACATGACAGTACTCACAGGCAACCAGATCGAAGGGGCGCGGCTGCTTACGCTGCGCTCGATGCTCATGCTAGAGATGAAAGGGATGCACCGCCGAGGGCGTAGTGCATATGCCCTGCTCAAAGACATGGGGTTCAAAGGCACGAGAGAGAAAGTTCTCTCTCAACTCGACGACATACGCGCCCAGTTGCTGGGCATCAACCAAGGAGAAAGCAAATGAAGATGAACAACGACAACACCAAGGCCCACTTCTTCGCATCAAGCGTAGCAACGTGGGTCACAACCACACCCGAGCGCACACTCAAGGAGCTGCTCGCACATATGGAGAAGGAGGGTCTCCCGTTCAACCTGTTCCATGTACCTGTGCCATACGACACCGACTACACGATCAATATGTACCAGCCGCAGGTAGAGGGCACGCTCTACATCGGCTTCTTTGAGCCAGCCAAGAAAGGAGAAAGCAAATGAACGTAGACATAGAGAACATCGGCTCCATCGAGCACGGCATCGAAGGCAGAGATCAGTACGTACTGATGCGCTGTGACGAGGACACGAGCGTAGACGACCTGCAGAACTGGCTGCATCAGCGCCATTACCGGGAATCAAACCGGCCCGGCGGCTACTTCTGCACCAGCGTGCAGGTCGTCCCACACCCACACGTTGATAAGTACATCGGCATCATCTACCACCGCTATGACGTTTAAGGAGAAAGCAAATGACTGACACCGAGAAGAAACTTTACGACGCACTGCAAGTGCTGCTCAACTCGTGGCCCATCGTTGAGCACCTGAGAAACAACGACCCGATGGCGCTCAAGCAAGCACGCGAGGCGGTAGACAGCGCATGGTTCAAGGCCCACTTCAAGGAGAAAGCAAATGATAAGTATTGATTTGACGGATGATACGGCGCAAGCCGTGCTGTGGGCATTGCGAGAACACCGCAATCATCGCTTGCCGGTGCGTGAGTATGTGGACAGGAGCTACGCCTCGCACGATGAGCCGTTTCGCAACCGCAAGATCGGTGAAGTGCAAGACAGGCTCGACCGCCTGTTCGCGCTGGAGAATCGACTTCTGACAAAGCTGGCCTGTGCCAGCGCAGCAACCAAGGAGAAAGCAAATGAAAGCAAATGACATGAGCGAGAGCGAGCTGCTCAAGGCAGCGCACAACATGGTGTACTACGGCGGCGGCTTCGCCGCTCGCATTGCCGATGCTTACTTCGTGGCCGACAGTGAGAACAAACAACGACTACTCACGGCGTTCGGACATTTGTTCGAACGCTATGCACCAGGGCAGGGGTGGGGCCATGAGTGAGAGCCAACTGCGCCAACGCCTGCTCGATGCAGGCTACACATGGGACGAGGCCGAGGACAAGCTGGCCGACATAGCGTCGGATGAGTACGACGACGAGCAAGACCGCAAAGCGGAGCAACACTTCAAGGAGAAAGCAAATGAATACAAGTGAACTGACAGGCGCAGCCCTTGATTGGGCAGTAGCGAGGTGTGAGGGGCTGCTGTGCTTTGGATACCGCACCGATGGCAAACGCTTTGCTGTTGAGGACAGTGATGGGCAGGTCGAGGGGTTCATGCCTGCAACCGACTGGGCGCAAGGCGGCCCGATCATTGAGCGGGAGGGTATCAGCCTGACGAGCTACCTTGACGAAGAAGATCCCTACTGGATTGGCTCAGTTGAATGCCAGTACAAAAACTTCAACGCAACAGCCTACTACGAAGAGTACGGCCCCACGCCCCTGATCGCAGCGATGCGCTGCTATGTGGTAAGCAAGCTGGGCGACACCATCGACATCCCCGACGAGTTGCTTATAAATCCGTGAGACACCATGTCTCACAGCGCATAGCCGGGCAGCGCCAATGCCCGGCACTAGAAACTAGGAGAAGCAAATGACTAAGTGGTATGACAATACATTCCTCGTGGCCATGAGAATCGTGAGCTGCTATCGTGAATGGTTCTATCAAGAGACCAGCAAGTACCCCTTGCACCCATCGGTCAAGCGCCTGCTTGTCGATGACCATCGCCCGCGTGACTGGCATCAGTTGCTGCTTGAGTGGCCACATGTGGCGCAGACTGACGCGCTACGCCTTGCGTATACCCGTGACGAACGTGCAGGCGAGGCCAACCGGCAGTTGATGACTTCTGTTGGCAAGTATTTGACGCGGCACTTCGACCTGCCTGACCATGTCATCCGCGATGCGGTTGCCCTCTACACTGGCGGCACTGACACATACAAAATAATCAACACCACGCATGACATGGTGCACGCTGTCAACAACGGCCCGCACTCATGTATGTGCTGGACAGCACGCGACTTCGTGCGCTGCAAAGATGGTGTGTATCGGCATCCCTACGCCGCGTATGACCCGCAGTATGGCTGGCACATGGCGATACGCATCGCACCCAGTGGCGACATCGTTGGCCGTGCGCTGCTCAACACACATGATGGTCACAACTACTGGGTCAGGTCGTTCGGCAAGCAGGAGGGTAGCGTCTACTCGCACACTGACCAGCAGCTTGAGGCGTGGCTCAAGGAGCGGGGGTATGTCAGGTGGAACTACTGGCATGATGGGGCGCAGCTTGCACACATACCCATCCCACACGGCGAGTTCCTCGCACCCTACCTCGACGGCGACACGACACGCGCTACGCTTACCCACAAGCAGGAGCTGTACATCGACGACGATGGCGAGTACGAGATGCGTAACACTGACGGCACGCCCAACCATCAGGGTCGATACACCTGTCCGGACTGCGGCGAGCGATGCAGTGAGGACGACATGCGCAGTGTCGGCTACCACGGCGATCACATGGTGTGTGAGAACTGTGTCGATCACGACTACACGTATGTACGCGGGCGTAGGGGTGAGGAGTACTACGTGCCCAACGATGACGCGGTTGAGGCCGATGGTGATTGGTACGACAGCAACTATCTCGATGACAACGACATCGTTGAGCTGGCCGACGGCGACTACGCGCACACTAACAACGCTGTGCGGTGTGATGATGACGATGAGTGGTATCACATCGAGGACTCGGACATCATCCACTGCGAGTACGACGACAAGTACCACCACATCGACAACTGCGTCGAGACTGTGGACGAGGGCTGGTTACACAAGGACGATGCGTGGCAGTGCGAAGGCTCTGACAACTACTACTCAGACAACACCGACTATGTGCTCGTAGACGGCGAGAAGTACCACCCTGACCACACCCCTGCTCAAGACGAGCTGTTCAACACTGAGGAGTAATTCCCATGCGCAAACAATCCATGCTTCACAAGACTCTGTGCCGTGCGCTGTCACTCAAGCGCCCGCATAACGGTGAGGGTGCGTCACTGTTCACAGGCTGGCTGTGTGACAACGTACCAAAGCATCTCGACCTGACCATCGACGCCGCTGGCAACGTGCATATTGACGCACGCCGTGGCACACACAACCGCACACTCTTCGTTGCACACGTTGACACTGTGCACCACGAGGACGGCCCCAACAAGTTCATCAAGGCGCACGGTACGTGGTACGCCAAGGGTGCACCACTGGGCGCTGACGATGGCGCTGGCTGTGCCATGCTCATGCACCTGCTGTGCAGCAGTGTGCCCGGGTACTACATCTTCACGCAGGGGGAGGAGCGCGGCGGCATCGGGGCCAAGCACTTAGCCAAGGATCACGCAGACCTCTTGCGCCAGTTCGACCGGGCTATCGCGTTTGACCGCCGGGGTATCGACAGTGTCATCACCCACCAGGGCTATGGCCGCTGCTGCTCCGATGCGTTTGCCGATGCGCTTGCTGACACGCTCAACGTGGACGACAGGCTCATGTACCTGCCCGACAGCACAGGGGTCTACACCGACACCGCCGAGTTCACAAGCCTCATCCCCGAGTGCACCAACATCAGCGTTGGCTATGACCACGAGCACTCCGATAGGGAGTCGCTCGACATCTACCACTTCATGGCTCTGGCTGACCGCGTGGTGCAGATCGCATGGGACAAGCTGCCCACATCCCGTGACCCGCTGGCTGTGGAGAGCCACTGGGCAGACCAGTGGTATGCCTACTACGCCGACACCCCAGCCTCTGTGACGACCAGTGTCAGCTCTTTCCCCTATG